TCTGGATGCCGACGCTCGACAGGTCGAGCCCGAGGCCGCGCATCTGGAAGTTCGGCACGCCCTATCACGTCGCCGACATCACGGCTGAGTGGCGGTCGTATCACTCGGAGCGCGGCGGCTTGTTCCGCCGCCCCGTGCGCGGGTACGAGGGCCCGTGGCCGGAGGTGTTCACGTCGGACATGCTCGAGGACCTGCGGGAGAAGCTAGGGCCGATCGCCTATGCGAGGAGCTACGAGCTCTCGCCTGTCTCGAGCGACCAGCTTGTGTTCGACCACTGGTGGCTCGACCGCGCGTTCTACGAGGGCAACGTGCCCGAGTTCGTGCGCGCGACGGGACAGTCGATCGCCGCGACCGACTTCGCGTTCAGCGACAAGACGGTGAAGAAGGGCGATCCCGACTACTCGGTGCTCGTGACCGGGTATCGGTCGATGGACGGCTACTGCTACGTCGACAGGGTCGTGCGCGCGCGCGTTCCGTTCCCCGAGTGGCTGCGCATCTGCTCGAGGGAATGCAGGTCGTCGGGCGTGAGCGTGCTGATGGCGGAAGGCAACGGGCCGCAGGCGGGCCTGGTGCAGCAGCTCTCGATGGCCTGCGAGACGGCGAGCGTCGTTCCGCTCGTCCGAACGAAGGACAAGCTCTCGCGCGCGAGCGAGAAGCAGTCGTTCGTCGAGACGGGCAGGCTTCGGCTCCGAGGCGATCGCGGCAAGGTCTGCCGGGAGCACGCGCCTCTCTACGAGGAGATGACGACATTCCCCGCAGGGGACCATGATGACACGGTCGACGCTGTCGTCGACCTCATGGAGGCTTGCATGAGGGCCGGCTACGGCCTGACCGCGAGGCCCGAGTTGACTTCGAGCGGCAGGAACAGGCTGTGGAGGCTCTATGGATGAGATGCTGAAGAAGGGTCGTGGTCGTGGGAAGCGCAAGGCGAGCGAGGCGGTCGAGGGCGATCTTCCGTCGAGGATGATGGTTCCCGTCGCGATGCCGATCGAGATGCAGCGGACGTTCTATGCGTCCGTCGCCAAGATCCTGCGCAATCCGTCGCTGTCGTACCGCAAGGACCGGCAGCTGATGAAGCAGATGAGGAACGACCCGGACTGCATGGGTCCCCTCACGCAGCTCCAGGTGTCGATCGCGGGGCTCGAGTGGCAGGTCAAGCCGTTCGACTCGAGGGATCCGATGCAGGAGGAGATGGCGGAGCGTGTCGCCGAGATCCTCCGCCGGCTCCCGAGGTTCGCCGACATGGTGCGTCATCTCCTCGACGCGGTGTGGTACGGCTCGAGCGCGCTGAACGTGATCTACTCGCGCACCGAGCGCGGCGAGATCGTTCCCGTCGACTGGATCCCGTTCAACCCCGACGTGCTCATCGTCCACGAGGACGGAACCCCCGGCATCAAGGTCGGACCGCGCTACTACGGCGAGATGGGCGGCACGGGCGGCGAGACCCAGCAGGGCTTCGACAGCCGCGTCCACCTATTCACCGACATCGAGCGCCGTGCGGTGCTCTGGCATCGCTACATGGTGCAGGGTCCGGACTTCGACGATCCATACGAGACGGCGTACTCGTACATGGGCAAGGGCGTGCGCGACGTTGTGTGGTGGTACTGGAACCTGAAGCAGGCCGTGCTCCAGAACTGGGCGACGTATGCCGAGCGTTACGCGCAGGGCATCCGCGTCGGCTACTACCCGATGGCGCAGAAGGGCGGCAAGGAGGAGATGGAGACGATCCTGCGGAACCTCGTCGGCGACGTGTCGGCGGTCGTCCCGCGCACGACTCCGGGCCAGAAGGACTACGAGATCGAGATCAAGGAGCCCGGTGCGGCCCGCGCGCAGGTCTTCGCCGACCTGACCGAGTGGCTCGCCAAGAACATCAAGGAGCTCATCGTCGGGCAGAGCGCGACGAGCGAGGCGGTTTCGACGGGTCTCGGATCGAGCGTCGGAAAGGAGCACTCGAAGACGTTCACGCGGCAGATGAAGTTCGTTGCGGACGGACTCGCCGAGACGATCACGCACCAGTTCGTGCGCGAGATCGTCGACATGAACTTCGGCCCGCAGGAGGACTACCCGCGCTTCGAGTTCTCGATCGAGTCGGTCGACATGGAGAAGAAGCTCGAGGCCGTGCGCATCTTCGTCAACGAGCTCGGCGGCACTGTCAGCGAGGCCGAGACGCGCAAGATGCTCGGGCTCGCGATCCCCGACGTGGACGAGCCCGTGCTCACCGGCAAGGTCAAGGACATCATGCCCGACCTGTCGCCCGATGGCGGCGACGGCGACGGCCCGATCCTGAATGCGAAGGACGTGTTCTCGAGGATGAGTCCCGGAGAGCTGAACCGCGAGGCGGTGCGCCGCCGACGCAAGAAGCCGAAGGGGAACTGCGGCAACGGGTTCGGCGGATTCACCGACGCGAACAACTGCGCGGCAGGCAAGCACGACTACCCTGAGACGCGGAAGAGCCCGACGAAGAAGGCGAAGAAGAGGAACGAGAAGGGCGTCGGCGACTGCGTCATCGAGAAGCACCGCGTGCTGGTCGACGAGGGGTATTCCGATGACCAGGCGTGGGCCATCGCCTACTCGATGTGCGGCGAACCGAAGAGCGAGCATGGCCGTCCGCCGAAGGCTCTCGACACGGAATCCCGAAAGGATCGTGCCGGCGATCTCGTCAGGCAGGGCTTGAGCGTCGAGCAGGCGGTGCGCATCGCCGCCCGCGACTCGATGCTCGAGCGCGGCGGAGAGGTCATCAAGGGCGACACGCATACCTTCGACCGCGAGGAGGAGAAGGTCGGCGAGAAGGAGACGTTCGACGAGGCGGAGGGATACCTTCCGCCTGAGAAGGTCGCGTCGAACGCGCGCCGTGCCCTCGATGTACGCGAGACGAAGCCCGAGAGCGAGCGCGGCATGACCGCAGTCGGCCTTGCGCGCGCCCGCGACCTCGCCAACAGGAAGCGCCTGTCCGAGGAGACCGTCCGCCGCATGGTGCGGTACTTCGACCGCCACCAGTCGGACAAGAAGGGCGAGACGTGGGACGAGCAGGGCAAGGGCTGGCAGGCATGGAACGGCTGGGGCGGTGACGCGGGATGGACTTGGGCGAAGCGCATCGTCGCCCGCATCGACGCCGAGAAGACGAAGAACGGCAAGGTCGACGGGCTCAAGGGTCCGTTCGACTTCGACTCCCAGGAGGAGGACGACCAGTGAGCTCGATGTCCGCCATCGAGCGCATGATGGATGCCGCATGGAAGCGCGGGCTTGCGCGCCGTCGCTGGGACGGCATGGCGCGCGAGGTCGGCGATGCGCTTGCATCCGCCTGGGACAGCGGAAGCAGGCTGTATCTCCCCGAGGGGGCGGGCGGTGGCGACATCGCCCGCTTCCTCGAGGCGTCACGCCGGCTCACCATGCGCGCGATGCAGGAGGTCGAGCCGAGGTACGCGGCGGCGTCGGCGCGTCACGGCGAGGACATGGTCGCCGCGATCTACCTGCTCTTCTTCGACGAGGACGACGCCAACATGCGCCAGATCCCACGGGGCGTCCCTGCGGCGATCTCGAGGCGCGCGGCACGGTTCGACATCCCGATCGCGCAGGCGCGCACTGGGCTCGAGATCCTCGGGCAGGACGCGGACATGCAGGCGCTCGTCAGGACTATCCCGAGGCGGTCGGTGCTGCCTGCGCTCGACGAGGCGCGCCGTTCGTACAACGTCGGCATCGCCGAGGCTGGAATCTCCGCGCCCGATGCGGAGATCCGTCCCGACGCGCCGGCTCCGAGGCGTCGGTTCCCGCTCTGGGAGATCAGGGAGATCATGGACCGCAGGACGCGCGGCAACCCGGCAGGCGACTTCCCCGACGACGGCTACCACTGGCAGGTCAGCGGCTACATCAACACGATGGAGGAGATCGTTCGCCAGGACTGCGTGCCGCCATGCGGGCGCAACTGCCGAGCGAGCCTGTTCCCCGTCAGCCGCGAGCGCGCAGAGACGCTCGGGCTCGTCGACTCCTCCGGCCAGGTCGACTTCGCCGCCATCAGGGCGTACAACGGCGACAGGCAGGGCTACATCGACCGAGGCCAGTACCCCGACCCGCGTTTCCGATGATGTTAGATGAATGATTGATATTAGTGCGCTTATCGGCACTAATCGCAGTCTATCTTGCATTATCTATTTGCTTTTCCCTTGCCTCTGATGCGTTATACGCACGGATGAATGGATCCCACGACATCGACGAATCCGAGGACAAGGTCGTCATCAGGCGGCTTGAGCTGTTCTCCGGCTTCGATCCGACCATCGACGACGGCTCCGACGAGGAGATCAAGCGGTTCGACCGCCGCAAGGTGGCGCGCATCGTCGACCGCACCCGGCAGTTCATCAGCCGCCGGCAGCACCCTCGGCTCGTCATCATGCACGCCCAGGAGGACCACTCCGAGCCGAAGGAGGCCGTGGGCGCGATCCTCGACGTGCAGCTCGAGGAGCGCAACGGCGTGCCCTTCGTCGTCGGCGACGTGGAGATGTCGCGGGGCGACTTCGACTCGTACATCGCGTCGAACAGGTATCCCCGACGCTCGGCGGAGATCTGGAACGACGACCACATGAGCGAGGTGGCGCTGCTCGGTCGGGACACCCCGCGCCGTCCGCTTCCAGACACCCGCTTCTCCAAGCAGGGTGAGAAGACCGTGTTCGCGATTGAATGCTCCTCCTGCTTCGAGGCTGCGCCCGGGGTGGGCAACGTGTTCGTACCCGGCGCAGCCGTGAAGAAGAAGGAGTCCAACATGGCTGACGAAGCCAAGGCAGACGAGAAGAAGGACGAGAAGGACGAGATGTCCAAGCTCATCGCCGAGAAGGACGCGGAGATCGCGCGCCTCAAGGAAGAGAACCGGAAGATGTACAACCAGACCCACGTCGACATCGACTCCCACGAGGGCGATGAGGACGAGGATGAGGAGGAGGAGAAGGAGGACGACAAGGCGAAGGCCATGAAGTCCAAGCACTCCAAGTCCGGCGACAAGCTCGAGTTCGCCCGCATGAAGGAGAAGTTCGAGAAGCGCATCGCCGCGCTCGAGACCGAGCTGGCGAAGGAGCGTTTCTCGCGCGAGCTCGACTCGATGGCCGCCGATGGCTTCGCAGTCGACTGCTGCCGCGACGAGATGATCGAGGAGCTCGTCTCCTCGTCGAACCCGCAGCGCAAGATCGCGTTCTGGCGCGAGAACTTCCGCCGCGACCCCATCAACACCCGCATCGCGGCTGCTCCGCGCAGCGGCGTCAAGCCCGCTCAGTCGGGCCTCGACCGGGAGACCGTTGCCAAGCTCGTCGCGGAGGCGGCTGGCGATTCCGACAAGTTCAAGATCCTCATGGCGCGCGCGAAGAGCGGCGTCTGATCCAAAGGAAGGCATGAAACATGGGTTCTTTCTCCGATACCCCCTCACTCGTGGCAGGCGGGACGATTCTCCCCTACCGCGCCGTGAAGGTCAGCGCCCGCAACACGGGCGTCGTCGCAGCCGCAAACACCGATTTCATCGTCGGCGTGACTGATGGCTCCACCCGCAAGTTCGACAGCAGCAATCACTGCGAGTCCGGCGACACCATCAGTCTCCAGGGAGGCGATGTCGTTCTTGTTCACGCAACCGGCAACACGGTCAACATCGCTGCTGGCGATCTTCTCCTCGCGACATCCGCAGGATCGTTCGTCAAGGGGAACGCAGCGACCACCACCTTCGCGGCAAGCCGCGCATGGTTCGTCGCCCTCGAGCCGGCAGCCGCCGATGGCGTCATCATCCGCGCCATGAAGCTCGGCGCAGCAGTCGTCGCGACCGTCGCAACCTGATTCAATCCGCACACCTGACAAGGAGTACAAGACATGGCAGACGTTTCAATCGGTGGCGGGCTGAACACCTTCGTCCCCACCTTCTCCGAGGCGACCGGCCTCATCCAGACCGAGTTCACGCGGAACGTCAAGTCGTTCGCGCTGAACCGCTACACCAAGCTCGTTCCCGTCACCACCACCAGCGGCTACTACCTCAAGATCAACTCGGACGAGGCCGTCCGCGTGGTCAATGAGAACGACTTCCGCTGGGCATACGGCGAGGACCGCCCGACCGGCGTGAACAACGACTTCGATTTCGCGCAGTTCACGACCAAGCGATTCGAGAAGGGCTTTCACATCCCCTACGAGACCGCGAAGGTCGCGGCGTGGGACATCGTTGCGCAGCACGCCCGCAGCCGCGCAGCCCAACTGATGACTCTCCGCACGAATCGTGCACTCAGCGTCCTCACCAATTCCGGCAACTGGGGCAACAACTACTCTGCTACCTTCGACTCCCTGACTGGTCTCACCAGCGCTGGTGTTGAAGACGGCAATGCCACCGACAAGCCGTACACGCAGCGCATGTTCCAGACCGTCGTCGAGAACATCATGATTGCGACTGGCGGCGCGATCCAGATGCAGGACATCGTCTGCGTCATGTCGCCCAAGACCGCGCAGCGGATTTCGCGTACCGCCGAAATGAAGGATCTCATCAAGTACACGCAGGGCGTGGAACTGATGAAGGGCGATGGCAACTACTCTCGCTACGGCCTTGCTCCATCGCTGTTCGGCATCGGCGACATCGTCATCGAAGACGCTGTCAAGGTCACGACTGCGAAGGGCGCTAATCGCTCGGCGGACTACATTCTTGGCACGGGTGCGGTTCTCTTCGTGTCCCGTCCGCAGGGTCTCGTCGGCGTCGAGGGTGGCTCGAACTTCGCCACCATCTCGAACTTTGTCTACGAGGACATGACGGTCGAGACCTTCGACGATCCGGTGAACCGCCGCACTCGCGGCTCGATCGTGGACAACGGCACTTTCGAGCTCACCGCTCCTCTCGCCGGCTACTACATCGCCGACTGCTTCAACTGATCGGGACGATCTCTCTCTTTTCGTGGGGGGAGGGGTGGGCCTAAGAACCCATCCCTCCCCTTATCGGAGGGCACATGCCCGTTCCATACGCGACCGTGGCGCAGTTCATCCTTGCGGTCGACCAGCGGCTCCTCTCGGAGCTCGGGATCGACGCGGAGGCGGACGGCGTCGTCGACAACACGAACACGATCATCGTCACGGCGCTCACGCGGGCATCGCACGAGGTGCAGACCTATGCGCTCCGTGGCGGCGTGTACACCGAGGGTGACCTCGACGCGCTCCAGTCGGCGGCGAACTGGAGCCTGATCGGCGTCGTGTGCGACCTGGCGCTAGGCATCCTGCTCGCGCGCCGTGGCGGTCCTTTCGGCGATGCCATCAAGGATAGGATCGACAAGGCGAACGCGATGCTGCTCGACCTTCGCGACGGCGGCAGGGTGTTCCCCGTCGCGGCGAACATCGACGCATCGAAGCCGATGCTGTCGGTCATCAGCCAGGTCCAGCGCGGCAACCTCGGGATGGTCGCCGACAGCGAGTTCTTCCCGAGAAGGAAGTACACGGCATCGTGACTCCGCGAAGGCTCGCCATGATCCGCTCGATCGTCGCAGCCGTGTCGAACGACGTGGCGGAGGCGCTGCGCCGGAACCTGGAGCGCAGCGAGGGCGCGCAGGGGGGAAACCGCGTTCGGCTCGAGCCGCTCGCGATCTGGGACAGCAAGTTCCTTCCGTTCGAGGCGGACAGGACGAACGCGGACAGGCCGCTCGTCGACACGGGGAACCTGTACCAGTCCGTGAAGGTCGGCAACCCCGAAATGTCGTCGCTTGGCAATGGCGGAGTGCAGGTGAACGTCGCTATCCTGTCAAGGGACTACGGCGTCGAGCAGGCGCGCGGAGGGGAGTTCGGCAACGTGTATCTCGGTCGCACGAAGGGCATCCGCAGGATGCGAAACTTCGCCGAGCTGACCGAAGGCGTCGATTTCGTCGTGAAGAGGAAGGTCAGGGTCCCCTCGAGGCCGTGGAACGACATCTCGAGGGATGACATGAACGATATCGTGAACAACGCGATGGACCGCATCGCTGGAGCATGACATGGCCGCAGGCGACTTTCATGTAAATGGACCGACGAAGATCTACTGGGGCGCTGGCACGAACCAGAGCGGATCCAACCTCTCCGAGCTCGGTCGAACCGACAACGAGGATCTAGTCCGCATCACGGGCCGCGACCACTACCGCACGTTCTCGCGAAACGACCTCGGCGACATGATCGCGGAGGCGGTGCTCGCCGGCACGACGTGGTCGATCGACTTCACGATGGTCGCGTGGGACCAGGG